TGTTCGTCAAACATCAAATAAAGAAATTGAAGTTCCTAGCAAAACTGCGACTTTCGCGGCGGCTTGGACTGCTGAAGGCGGTACTCGTTCAGAGACTACTGGCTACACAACTTCTTTAAACACTATCCCAACACACGAAATGTATGCTCTTGTAGATATTTCTGGTCAATTGCTTGAAGATAGCGTGTTTGATATTGAAGCTGAAATGAACTCTGAATTTGCTGAACAGTTTGCAAAAGCTGAAGGCGCGGCGTTTATTTCTGGTAACGGCACAAACAAACCAACAGGTATTGCTGATGGCACAACAGTAGGACATCAAGCAACTGGTGCGGCTTCTGCGGCTATCTCAACAGATAACTTAATGGATTTAGTACACGGTTTAAAATCAGATTATGCAAGCAATGCAACATTCTTGATGAACCGTTCTACATTAGGTGCAATCCGTAAGCTAAAAGATACTGCTGGTCAGTATATTTTCCAAACTGGCTTTTCTGGTCAATCTGGCTTGCCAAACACAATTTTAGGTTCACCATATCTTGAGTGTCCTGACATTGCTGACGCGGCTTCTGGTGCAAAATCAGTATTCTTTGGCGATTTCCGTCGCGGATATATGATTGTTGATCGTGTAGCTTTATCAGTATTGCGTGACCCATACTCACAAGCTTCAACAGGAAACGTGCGTTATATCGCTCGTCGTCGTGTTGGTGGTGAAGTTGTATTGGCTGAAGCAATGCGCGTTCTAAAGCACGCTACATCATAATAATAGTTGGGGGGCTTATGTCCCCCTTCTTTTCACATAGGGAGTACCCAAATGAAAATTACTATGACCAAATCATCAATCGGTATTACTAGAGAAGATGGTGCTGAAACAGCAACTTACGAAAATGGTAAAGAATATAAATCACAAGGTAAGTGGCAAGACGAAATTTTTAAAGGCTTCATAGACATGGGAATGGCACATGAAGTTGGAGGCAATGCACCAGTTAAAGAAACAAAAGCTGTGCGTGCTAGGACTGCATCTGGGAAACTTAAAGCAGATGACCCAATAACAACTGATTACAATGAAGCATGGGTAGGTGGTAAATCACCAGCAAAGGCTAAAAAGAAAGCTAAATAATGGCAAGAAGTATACCATCAGGCATAGCGAGTGCTATTACCAATGCATCTACTAGGCCATTTTACGCTGTTGATTTATTATTTGATGCACCAAATCAATTATATTTTCATACAGGTATAGGTAATAAAACCATTGGAAGCGTCACATATCAAGGCGTTGGTGATTTATTAAAAATAAGCGCAATAGATGAAACCAATGATTTAACTGCATCTGGAGCAAGCTTAAAGCTTAATGGTTTAAATTCTACATTATTAATTAGGGCATTAGCTGAACCATATCAAAATAGAATTTGTAATATTTATTATGGTGAAGAAGGTAATAGTAACCTTATTTTTCTTTTTACTGGCCTTATGGATGTTATGACATTTAGTGATGATGGCGAAAAAAGTACAATTGATTTAAAAATTGAAAGCCATTTGAAAAGATTAAAACGTAAGGCAATCTTAAAATATACTAATGAAAGCCAAAGAGCGAGACACCCAAGTGATACAGGAATGTCTTATATAACTGGGTTGCAAGAACAAAGGCTTGAATTTGGTAAGGGATACAAAGCCCCAGCCACTTAACCCTAGAAGGGGTAATATGGAATATCAGCAAGAATTTTACCATCAAGTCAAAAAAGAATTACCAGATTTGATTAAATTGCATTGGGAAGAAATAGCACTTAATAAAGATGTTATTAAACTTAATCCAGATTGGGAAGCATACCAAGATGGTGAAAAGCAAAACAAAATTAAATGCTTTACTGCTAGGCATAATGGTAAACTTGTAGGATATTTTGTAGTCTGCGTTCATAGGAATTTACATTACAAAGATCATTTATATGCTACTAATGATATTATATTTTTGCATCCAGATTATCGAAAAGGATTTATGGGTATAAAATTAATAAAATTTGCAGAAAAATGCTTAAAAATTGACAAAATAAGCGTTTTAATCATAAATTCAAAAACACATAAACCATTTGATGCTATTCTAAGCAGAATGGGTTATAGTCACATAGAAAATGTATTTTCAAAGAGGTTTATATAATGGCTATTTCAATAGGATTTGCATTGGGTGCAACCACTGTAACAACAGCAGTAATTGTTGGTGGTGCAGTGATGATGGCAACTACAATGCTCGTTACAGCCGCTATGATGCCAGATATGCCTTCATTTGATGATAGTTCTTTAGGTAGCAATGGGACAATGGTAAATGCCGTAACGCCCAATGCATTTCACGAAATAGTATATGGAGAAGTTAGAAAAGGCGGCGTAATCACATTTCAAGAAGTAACAAACAATAATCAATATTTTCATCAAGTAATAATCATGGCGGCACATGAAGTTGAAGCTTTGGGTGACATTTATTTAAATGCAGAATTATCACCAATTAATAGTTCTGGAATGGTTACAAGTGGAACATATGCTAACAAGGTGCATATTTATAAGCATTTGGGTGATCAAACTACAGCAGATAGCGGCCTTGTTTCAGCGACAAGTGTAGACAGCAATTTTAAAAATTTAGGATTGTCTTATATATACATGAAGTGTGAATATGACCCTGATGTATTTACACAAGGTATCCCAGTTGTCACTTGTTTGGTAAAAGGTAAAAAAGTTTATAACCCCTCAAACAATACAACTGCATGGTCTGATAATGCGGCTTTATGTATTAGGGATTATATGACTTCTGAATATGGATTTGATGTACCTTCTGCAAATATGGACAACACAACATTTATTGCCGCTTATAATGCTTGTGAGGACTCTTTGGGTAGTGGTTCTTCAAATAAAATGAAATGTAATGGTTCATTAAGTTGTGGTGTAGACTTTGAAGGTAATTTAGGAAAATTATTAACAACTTGCCAAGGTACATTATATTGGTCTCAAGGTTATTGGAAGTTAAAGGTTGCAATATATAGCACTCCTTCAGTTACATTCACAGAAGCTAATTTAAGAGGCCAGATTGGTGTTCAAACAAAATCTAGTAGTTCAAGCCAATTTAATAAAGTACAAGGCCAATTTGCAGATAAAGAGCAAGAATATATATTAGCAGATTACCCAATGATTTCTTCAAGCACTTTTATAACAGAAGATGGGGGTGCAACTTACGAAAGTGCAATGGATTTAAATTTACCTTTAACCACAGAGTCAGCACTAGCTCAAAGGCTCGCCAAGCTTGCCTTATATAGATCAAGAGAACAAATAACTGTAAATGCTGAATTTGATTTAACAGCAATGGCTGTAGAAATTGGTGATACTGTTAATCTTAGCATTAGTAGATATGGATGGTCTTCAAAAACATTTGAAGTAGTTGGTTGGACTTTTAATGGAGATGAAAAAGGCTCTACAATATCATTAAGTTTAAAAGAAACATCATCTGCGGCTTATTCTTGGAACAATGAAGAAACAGCAATCATTTCTAATAACACAACATTAACGCAAATACGCGATGGTTTGACATTAAGTAATTTTACTGTTGTAAATAGTAAATCCATACAAACAGATGGCACTGCAATTTCTGAATTTTCTGTTTCATGGACTTCAGCCGCAAATGCAATGGTTGATTTTTATGAAGTAGAATGGAAGCCAACAACAGATAGCGGTTATGCAGTTGCTAGAACATCAGATACTATCTTTAAAATATCACCAGTTAGAAATATTGAGTATAATGTTCGAGTTAGGGCTATTACAGTAAGTGGTAATAGGGGTGCATATTCAAGCACAACTGCTACAGGAGGTGGAGATACAACAGCCCCAGCAATAGCAACTGGATTGAGTGCAACAGGCGGCACTGGTGTTATTACAATTCAATGGACTAATCCAGCAGATGCAGACCTAAGGTACGTTGACATATATGAAGGCTCAACAAATAGCAGTGGTTCATTTACAAAGGTTGGTTCTTCATCAGGCTCGAATTTTGTTAGACCAAATCTTGGTAGTGAAGTTACAAAGTATTATTGGCTTAAATCTGTAGATATGTCAGGCAATGTTAGTGGATTTTCAGCAAGCACCAATGCAACTACAAATGAAGAAGTAGCTATAAAAGGTGGTGGTGTATATCGCGCTGAATTAAATACTGGAGATACTATTGATTATACAGTTACAGTCGTTGCAGGGCAGTTTTATTTAGATGGCGTACAATCCCCAGCAATTGAATTGTTACAAGGCTATAAATATAAATTTGACCAATCACATAGTAGTAATTCAAATCACCCAATAAATTTTTCAACAACAAGTGATGGTACACATAGCGGCGGTAATCAATATATAACTGATCATTCTTCAACAGGAGTTAATAGCACAGGAACAGCTGGTTCATCTGGAGCATTTACTACTATAACATTAGGTAGTTCAGACCCAAATTTACATTATTATTGCGAAAATCATAGCGGAATGGGCGATAGTGCTAGTACACCAACAGGAAAAACTACTAAAGTTTTAAATAAATTATTTAAACATGCATATGGCGATGTAACAATTGAGCCAGCACAAACAGATAGATTACTTATAAATGACAGTATTTTCTTAAATGAAGATGTTGCTTATATCTTTAATGGTGTTGGATGGGATGCTCAAACGCAATTTATTGATGGTAATTTCTTAGCAACTGGAACTATAACAGGCAATAAATTAAGTGCTAATAGCATATCAGCATTAGGGCTAACCCTTGGAACACTTTCTGACAATTCAAGCGGTGAAAGGTTAGAATTAAATGATAGTCATATTAAAGTTTTCGATAGTTCTAACGTATTAAGAGTTAAAATTGGTGATCTTTCTTAATTATTAATCGCTTTATTGTTTAATTAAAGTTTCTATGGTATGTTTTCCATGCACAGTGCAACTAAAACGGAGGCCTAATCATGGCAACTTTAAACGATAGAGTGTTTGACAACGGATTGTCCGTTTTGGACACAGAAGCAACAGCAATTCATGTTACTTCACAAGAAGCTTCATCTTATGCTTCTGCAACTTCAACACATACTTTAGGTAATTCAACATCATTATCTATTGCCGCACCATCAGATAGATCAGGTGGCGGTAGAAAAGTTGTTGTAGCCGCAATTTCAGATGGTTCTATTACAGCAACTGGAACTGCAACACATTATGCAATTGTTGATGTAACAAATACAAGATTATTAGCAACTGCGGCTTTGACGGCTTCACAATCAGTAACAAGTGGAAACACATTTACACTTGCTTCATTTGATATTGGTATACCAGACCCTGCGTAACATACTGATAAATAATTAAAATTTTGGAGGCTTGAAATGGCAAAAGTGCTAGTAAACCGCGCAAAAGTATTAACCAGCACAACTGGTACTGGCGTAATAACATTAGGAACAGCCATTGCGGGCTTCCAAACTTTCTCAGATGCAGGGGTGCAAAACGGCGATGTCGTTAGGTATGTAATAGAAGATGGTGAATATTGGGAACTAGGAACTGGAACATACACAGCTTCTGGCACAACTCTTTCAAGGAATGTTGTAGAAAGTAGCAATTCAGATAATGCTATTAATTTATCTGGTGATGCTCTTGTATTCGTCACAGCAGATGCAAGTGATTATGTTCAAATAGATGGCGATGTAATGACAGGCGATTTAACTGTCACAAATATCATTACATCTGGCAATGTAGATGGCAGGGATGTTTCTGTAGATGGTGCAAAGCTTGACGCAATAGAAGCAAATGCGACTGCTGATCAAACAAAGTCTGATATAGATGCATTAAATATCAATGCAGATACATTAGATGGACAGCATGGTTCATATTATACAGCATATACTGATACTGCGGTTGGGAATATGGCGGCAACTTTTACTCTTTTCGAATATACAGCTACCGCTGGGCAAACCGTATTTTCTGGAAGCGATGAAAATGGCAACACAATGGCGTTTGTTGCTGTAAATACAATGGTTACAATGAATGGTATCATTCTTGACCCATCAGATTACACAGTAACATCTACAACTACAATTACACTAGATGTTGCGGCTGTAGTTAATGATGTATTGAATGTAATTGCTTTTACATCATTTACCACAGCAGACACAGCAACATCAGCACAAGGGGCTACAGCAGACGCGGCTTTACCAAAGGCTGGCGGTGCAATGACAGGAGCTATAACTACAAATAGCACCTTTGATGGCAGGGATGTTGCCACAGATGGCACTAAATTAGATGGGATAGAAGCTGGAGCGACAGCTGACCAGACTGCATCAGAAATTAGAGCTTTAGTAGAAAGCGCAAGCGACAGCAATGTATTCACAGATGCAGACCACACTAAGCTCAATGCAATAGAAGCAAGTGCAGATGTAACGGATACAGCCAATGTTGTAGCCGCTTTAATAGCTGGAACAAATATAACAATTGCCGCCAATGGTACAATTACTTCAACGGATACAAATACAACTTATTCAATACAAAATGGCGAATTATCTCAAAATAACTTTACAAATGCAGATCATTCAAAACTAGATGGTATTGAGGCAGGGGCAACAGCTGATCAAACAGCCGCAGAAATAAAAACATTGGTTGGAAGTGCTACGGATAGTAATGTCTTTACGGATGCTGACCATACAAAATTGGATGGAATTGAAACAGCCGCTACGGCAGATCAAACTAAAGCTGATATAGAAGGTCTTGGCATTGACGTTCCAGCAACTAATCTTACAGGTACAATCCCAGCGGCTCGTTTATCTACAGCAGAAACACAAGCTGAAAGCGATGATAGCACCAAGATAGCTACAACAGCTTATGTAGTTGATAAAATCACAACTCTTATTGGTGGCGCACCAAGCACACTCAATGATTTGAATGAATTAGCGGCGGCTATTAATGATGATGCTAATTATAACACTACACTCACAACAGCATTGGCTACTAAGTTACCTTTAGCTGGTGGCACAATTACTGGTGACCTTACTGTAACAGGTGCATCAATATTAAATGGTGGCATTGATATTAACGGAAACCTTACTGTTGATGTTGATGGTTCAACAATAACTTTTGCTGATGGTGGTGTAAACTTTGGTCAGCTTTATAATAATGCTTCTGGTACATTTAATATTGTTAATCCAACACAAGACAAAGACATTGTATTTAGAGGTAATGACGGTGGTACAGGAATTATAGCACTTACCCTTGATATGTCTAATGCGGGTGCGGCTACGTTTAATTCTAGCATTGACGTAACTGGCTCAATTACAACCACAGCGGCGGCAGGAGACCACACAGTATTTAATAGCACAGGTGCTGATGCAGACTTCCGTGTTCGCACTGGGGCTACTAGTCATTCTTTGTATGTGGAAGGCAACACAGGCAACATTGGTATTAATACTGGTTCGCCAGCAGTGCGTTTGAGTGGCACAGTTCTAACAATAGATGACACTTCTACTTCTGGTCTTGAATTAACTAACTCTGGGTCACAAGCAGGTGAAATGTTCTCAGATGCAAGCAACACTTACATATCTGAACGTAGAGCAGGTTCTCTAGTATTTAGGACATCAGGTTCAAATGAACGTATGCGCATAGATGCATCAGGAAATGTTGGGATTGGTACAAATGCGCCTACTAACTTAATGCACTTAAAAGATGAAGGCTATCAGTTAAAAATTGAAGACACATCCTCTGGAAACACAGGTGAAATACTTGTGAGTGATACTTCTTTGTATTTCTTTTCAGATAGGTCAAACTCAAAAGCAAGCTCTTCCATGCGATTTGGTGTTGACGGCTCAGAAGACATGCGCATAGACGACTCAGGCAGGCTGTTGGTGGGTAAGACTTCTGTAGATAATACTACAGTTGGTTTTAGATTTGATGGAAGTTCAGGTTTTTCATCTTTTGTTAGAGATGGTAATGCTCCATTGCTCCTTGTTAGGAAATCGTCTGATGGTGATATTTTACAATTTAAAAAAGACGGCACAACTGTAGGTAGTATTGGGACTAGGTCTGATGCGATATATATTGGGCGTGGTGATACTGGCATAAGTTTTACAGATAACGATGATGCCGTTTATCCAGTTAGCCCAAGCGGGTTGGCTATTCGTGATGCCGCTATTGATTTAGGTATTAGCAACGTCCGCTTCAAAGACCTCTTCCTATCAGGCGTTGCAAAAGTAGATAGTTATATATCTTTAGGTAACAACGGCTACATAAGAGGCGATTATAGTGGCGAATTGAGATTTCAAGGTGGCTCAACATCCACTACGTTTTTCAATAGTGATAACAGCGTAGAACGTATGCGTATAGACTCATCAGGCCGAGTTGGTATTGGAACGAATTCGCCTAGTAGACGCTTGCATGTAAAAGACAGTGGCTCTTTCGTTGCTACATTTGAAGGTGGTACAAACTCTTACACATCTTGGGTTAACTCAACAGGCACAGCAGGTTACATTGGTAGTGCAAACGGCCTTGGTTCAGGTGGTATAACAGATTTAGCTGTACGTTCAGAGAATAACCTTATCTTTTTAACAAACGCTGGCACAGAACGTATGCGCATAGACTCATCAGGCAACGTGTTGGTGGGTAAGACGAGTGCTAATAACAGCGATGTAGGCACTACTATATACAACTCTACAGGTATTTCTACTACTCGTAGCGGCGGTAGTGTCGGAATTTTCAACAGACTTTCAAGTGACGGGACTATTCTACTACTACGCAAAGACAATGCAGATGTAGGTTTTATTCGTGCAGAGCAAGGAGACATAGCCATTGGTACTGGCGATGTTATGTTACGATTTAACGATGGAAGTGATTGTATTCAACCAAGAGGAACAGATGGTGCTGTTAGAGACAATGCTATTGATTTAGGTTCATCAAGCCAGCGTTTCAAAAAAGTGTACGCCACAGACTATCACGGCGATGGCTCAAACCTAACAGGTGTTGGCGGTAGTACAACTTATGGTGCGGTTGGTACTTATGGTGCTTTTCATATAAATGCAGGTGGTTACCCTTATATTTCAGCGGGTGGAACAACTTCGGGCAGTAATTTGAAACATTTTGTAGGTCAAGGTTATTTGGGTCTACCCTTAAAAGAAAGTAACACTCCAAGCAATAATTATATTGGTGCAAGTTTAAGTGGTACATGGCGAAATATGGGGGGTGCTATAGGCGTACACTCAAGTGATGCTTTTGCACTAAATATAGGCTCAATCTGGGTCAGAATATCTTAACAACAATAGGAGGCGTTAATGCCAACAGTAACAATAACAGAAGTGCGTAACGCACAATCACTTAACGCAGACAATACTGCATTTGAAGT